GGAAAGGTAATTCAAATCGAGTTTGCAGCAGACCCAGGAGCAACAGATTTGGTAGATAGCCCAAGTTCTTCCAGCCCATACCATTCTGGTCGTTTTATTGCTACGTTCGGTACGTTTTCTGGTGGCGTAGATAACACGATTACCTCCGTCACGGTCGATGGCGTCGAAGTCCTTGGATCTACTATCCATTGGGCTAACTCAAACACCGACACGTCCCTGGCCGTCGCTCAGGCGATGAATGATTTTACGTCGTCCACGGACTTCGTCGCTTCCGTATCCGGAGGCGCTGTCGTCCTTACCGCCCTTGCAGGAACCGGGAAGTCTTCCAACGGAAAGCATATCGGGGTGACGACCGCAGGTAATGTCGTAGTCACGCTGGTAAAGACGTTCGACGGAGGCGTGGACGGAGTCTCTGCCGTATCCCAGAAGGCTACCTACACGCTTGGAGGAACCTTCACGCCTGGCGGCAAGATTACCCTTATCGCCACCCCTGCCCTCGACTCGGCCTACCCGATCTATTGGGGTGCGACTCGCGTGGCAAATACCAGCCCTATCGCCGCCCTTACGTTCAAGTCGAAAGAGCATGTCATCAGCGGTTCCAGCTTGTTCTTCTCCGGCGTCAATCAGCCTACGATGTGGGGTTTCGAGGGTACAGGTTCCGGGTTTATCAACATGTCCAACAACTTCGGTGGCAACGAAGTCCTGACCGGCCTTGCGCTGTATCAGGGGTACATGGCCGTATTCGCCCGCCGTTCGGTTCAGGTATGGAAGATGGATCCTGACCCTGCCCTTAACGCGCAAGGACAGGTCATCGGCAATACCGGCGCTATCTCCCCCAAGTCCATCGTCTCGGTCGGTGAAATCGACGTCTTCTACCTGTCTGACTCCGGCGTTCGTTCGCTCCGCGCGCGCGACGCTTCTAATGCTGCTATCGTCAATGACGTCGGTACGCCAATCGACTCGCTCGTTCTGGCAGACCTTTCCGGCATGACGGACGCCAACAAAGCCAAATGCTGCTCCATCGTCGAACCTGTCGATGGCCGCTATTGGGTGGCAATCGGAAACAAGATCTACGTCTATTCCTACTTCCCCAGCGGGCAGGTTGCGGCCTGGTCCACCTACTCCCCTGGCTTCTCGGTCAGCAAGTTCACGATTAAGGACAATCGCATCTACGCTCGCTCCGGCGACAAGATCTACGTCTATGGCGGAGTCGATGGTCAGACCTACGATAGTTCCCCGGTGGAACTGATCCTGCCGTATCTCGACGCCAGCAAGCCTGCCCACATCAAGACCTTCAACGGCGTGGATATGACCGTGGAAGGCCAATGGGTCTTGGAAGTCGGTATGGATCCTCTGGTTCCTAACGCCCGCGAAGTCGTAGCAAACCTCGACCAGCCTTCCTTCTCCCTAAGCCGCATTGCGGCTTCCGGTATGGGTACTCACTTCGGCGTCCGTATGACCTGCAACAGCAACGGCTATGCACGCCTTGCCAACTTCATCATCCATTACGAGCTGAATGACGCCAGCTAACCTGTACCCGGAAGGAGTCAGGCATGTCGTCTTGAACATGCGCGCCAAGGATGCGGAGGAAATCTTCGCTACCCAATGGACTGATGACAGGGGTACGTTCGCTGACTTCGTGATGAAATGCGGAGGCTTCGGATATGTCCTACACGCCGACGATGGCGAACCTGTCGTAGCCGGTGGCGCTGTACCTCTCTGGCCTGGCGTATGGTCTATCTGGATGTTCGCCACGGATCGTTTTGGTGAGATAGCCATAGCAACGCATCGGTTCGCCAAGGAGGTTTTCTTTCCTGTCCTAAACGATGTAGGATACGTCCGGCTTGAATGTCGTAGTATGGCTTCGCATACAGTCGCCCACCGCTGGCTTGAGTCGCTTGGCGGTCGTTGCGAGTCTGCCGTGAGTAGCTACGGAAAGGACGGACAGGACTTCCTTCTCTACTGCTGGACAAAGCCGAAGGCCGATGCACAATCGTTGAAAGATGTGCAGCCCAGGAGCATACCAGCCTAACGATGCGTTCCAGCCCGGAACCGGGCCGAACGGCTTTGGTGGACCGAATGTTGCGAGTACGGCTGGCGGAATGATCAGCAACCAAGGTCAGTTGCCTACGGCTGTTAATAACCCTGTTAGCCCTGTGAACAAGACTACCCCGGTCATCAATCCTCAGCTTTTCCAATCCAAACAACAGGCTATGAATGGCGTCAATCCCGGCTTTGGCGCTATGAAAATCATCAAATAATGTGCAGCCCTAACCTCCATCTTTTCGCCAAGAACGCCCTCAATCCTGGCTTTATTCCTATCAAGGACGATCCGCATGTGAAGACCCAGCAGCAGATCGACTACAATGATCAGCATCCGACCATCCTGAAACCTATCGAACCGGCAGCCGTTCCGCTTCCTACCAATGCGACGCTCAACCGTCCTTCTAACCTTTTCTAACCAATAACTAACATGTGTTTCTCAGGAGGCGGAGGCGATGGTGGTGCAGCTCAGGCGCGAGCCGACGAACAGGCGCGCCAGGATCGCATCAATCAAGGCGTAGGCAACATCAACAAGAACTTCGCTCAGTTCGACGATAACTTCTTCAACCAGCGCGCGAAGGACTATTCCAATTACGCGACGCCGCAGCTGAACCAGCAGTATCACCAGACGGCCAACAACCTTGCTTACGGACTTGCCCGCAGCGGTCAGTCCAATTCCAGCGAAGCCGCGCGTCAGTCCGGTGAGTTCCAAGGTGAAAACGCCCTTGCCCGCCAGCAGGTTGCAGACGCCGCCACAGGCCAGGCGCAGCAAGCGCGTCAGGACGTCGAGAACAACCGGAACAGCCTTCTCAACCAGCTGAACGCAACCAGCAATCCTTCGCTGGCTGCCGCTGGATCCATGCGTGAAGCGGCTGCGCTTGCGATGCGTCCCGGCTTCTCTCCTATCGGAAACCTGTTCCAGAATACCACCGCTACCCTTAACGCCGCAAATCAGGGCGGATACTATGGCGGACCTGGACTCAATGCTTTCGGCATCAGTCGAAACTACAATACCCCTGGCGCTTCCAACGCCCGCAACCGCGTAATCTAACATGTGTAATCCTGTTGCCATCTCCCTTGCGATGACTGCCGCTGGATCTGCGGCTCAAGCCGCCGGTCAGTCCAAAGCCCAGAAAGCGATGGATGATGCGCGTCAGGCTGAACGCATCCGTCAGGCCGGTCTTCAGAACGGTTCAAGCAACCTTGTTTCTGAAAGCCTCGCCAACGCATCGGCTACCAATCAGGCTGACCAGCAGGGCAAGGCTACCGATGCTCGCAAGGCGGCCTATGAAGCTGCTCAGGCTGCTGCTCCGGCTGCTGTTGCTCCGACCAACGCCAACAACGCTGGCGATCAGAAGGCCAACGCCATCATCAATACCGAAGCCGGTCAGCGTTCCGCTGCCGCCCATGGTTTCTCCACCCAGCAGGGCAACGCCAAGGCAGCCATGCAGGGTTTCAACGATCTTCAGAAGACCAACGAAATCTACAACAACCGCATGCTTCAGCAGCAGGGTACTATCGGTAATTTCATGCAGGGTTCTGCCGGTGTTCTTCCGTATGAAGTCGAAGCCGCCGGACGCAAGGGCAACGGCCTGAAATCGCTTGGCGACATTCTTAGCCTTGGTGGTGCGGCTGTCGGCATGGGTGCAGGTTCCGGAATGTTCGCTCCTGCTGATCAGGCTAATACGATTACATCGTCGTTGGATATGTCTAAGGTTAATCCAAGCATGCTTACAAATCCTGGATACAACCCACTTGCTCCCAAACCGTTTGACCCGAATTGGATCAACAAATGGATGAAAGCTAACAACATCACACCTCCTATCAGCTAATGGCTAAAAGATCTGTATTTGGTACTTCCGTAATGGGTCCGGACGAGTCTGCCGTCGGAACCGTCGGCAACATCGCTGAGATGTTCAACCCTGAGAACCAAGCCAAGGGCGTGATGAACCAGGCGCATGCCGAATACTATCGTCAGCATGGCGAACAGGCCGCCGCAACCAAGCTTCTTACTATGGCAAAAGAAGCAGATCTTCGTGCGAAGATGGCTTCTCGTAGTTATGATGCTCTTGTTGCTGCCGGATATCCTCCTGCGCAAGCGCGCGTAATGTCTGGATTTGGAACTTCTGCCGCTGATGCTGCTACCGGAGCTGGCAAAATCGCAGGTCTGTTTGGACTTAATGATGGGTCGATGGACAAATACACAGCTCTTGGTCTTGCCACAGGCCATCCTCTTGCTGCTACTGCCGCACCTACTACCGGCGACTCAAGCCGTATCCTTGATACCCAAAACCAAGGTAAGAAAGACGTCGCCACCATCGCAGAAACAGGCCGCGTGGCGGCTGCTGAAAAAAATGCCGCTGCTCATGTG